TCCGGCCCGTTCCTGTTCTTAGCAACGAAAACTCTACCGGTATTTGCTTGCTTGTCCTCAACGGTCCTTGAAAGTGAAAAAATAAAGTCTGAAACAAAACATTTGTTAAACGCCTCGGAGATTGATTCCAAAGTAATAACTTCAGCGTTGAGTCCAGACCTATTAGTTTGAGATGCGGTCCAAAGGCAACATTCAAATTCCTTTGCCAGTCCCCTCATCTCTTCATAAATAGATTCCAGTTCATGTCTTTTCTCATTTTTACCAGAAATAGGGCGCAACAAATCACCGTAGTCCACAATGACCATATCGGGGTTAATATCACGCATTTTTAGCTTTTCTAGGTGGGTTCTCAAAGAGCGAGTAGATGCGGACTTAGTGGGGTATTCCTTGACAATCAGAACCCCTTCAATATCCTGAACCTGTTCATAAATCTCTTCTTTGAAAGAATGCATATTACTGAGTGGAATCTTAGTAATGCACGAGTCATAACGACCCGCAACGACGGTATCGGCCAACTCAAGAGTGTAATGTACAACAGTTTTACCTTGCTTTAGGGCCTCTGCCCCCAAGTGAACTAGAACCATTGACTTTCCTGCCCCCGTTGGCGCAATCACAACGCCCAACTCGCCCTTGCCGAGTCCACCCTTACATAGTCCGTCGATTTCGCTCCAGCCTGTTGTAATTGGATTTCTTGCTTTGATTTCAAACCTTTTCTCAAAGTCCTTGACATAATCATAGCCGTGGTCCGAGTGGTCACCAAGCTTAATGGCATCGTTGATAATCTTCGCAATTTCATCAAAAGACGACCTTTCAAGCAGAGGAACAGACCGAATCATTGCTTCTTTTAGCTTTTGCTTACGACAAAAGTCAAGCGCTGTGGTCTTGATGTACTCTGAACCCGAAACTTGCGAATCATGAATCCGAGCAAAATAGTTTCGCAACTGCTGCTGTGTCGCAGCGTTCTCGCCTTCGATTTCAGCCCGGACAATCGAAATCATAATCTTGTATGATGGATGAACGTTGTACTTTTCGCGGTATTCAAAAATCTTTTGAACGAACACACGAAGGTAGTGAAGTTCTAGAAACCCAATGTCTAGAACTTCCATGATTTGGTCCGCGAAAGGGCGGTCCTGTAATATCATTTGGCACAGCGACTCTTGAAAGTCCTTACCAA